CAACGAGACTCCCGCGCTCAATGAGAACAGCGGGATCTCATCCTCAAACCTAGTAAGATTTTTTTACGACGTGAATGGCATCGCCCTCGTTCAACCCATCGGCGGCTGGACGCGCTACTTTCCAACGCCCATGGTCTCCGCCGTGCGCGCCCTGTGGGCCTGGGAGGACTTGAACCTTGAAGCCCACTTGGCCGTCGGCACCGTCACCGTTCCGACGACCACGAGCGCGCAGCTCGCCGTCATCACGAATAGCACGCTTGATGATGTGACGCCGACGCTGCTCGCGGACAACATCACGCCAGTGGTGTCCTCCACTTCAGGCAGCGCATCGATTCAGATCACCGATTCCACCGTGACGGGCATCACCGAATACAACAGCGTCTACATCACGACGCAGATCGCGATTGGCGGCATCGTGCTGTTCGGGCTGTATGCGTGTGATCCGGACGGTTTCATCGGCAGTGATGCGTATACGGTGTTTTCGATCAACCAACTGGGGAACCTCTTACCCGCGACGGCGACCTCCACGAGTCCCGTACTGCCGACGTTCACGACAACCTCAGGCTCGCCCACGGTCACGGTGACGCTGCCGGGATATACCTACGCGATCGGCACGACCTTTCCCGTGCTGATCTCGACCACGGTCGGCGGCGTCACCCTTTATGGGAACTACGTGATCCAAGCGACGCCATCCTCCAGCACGTTCACGATCTTGGCGGATATCCCGGCGACCTCGGGCGCTACCGCGACCCTGAACGGCGGGAACGCGCAGTTCATTTACAGCTTCGGCCAAGGGGCGCTCCCCGGCGGCACGGGCTACGGCGCGGGTTACTACGGGCAGGGCGGCTACGGCACGGGCACCGCGGTCGTGCCGTCCACGGGCAATAATATCGACGCGATTGATTGGACGCTGGATAACTGGGGCGAGACGCTGATCGCGTGCCCGGTGCGGGATCAGCCCTCAGGCGTGCCGCCGTTTCAGCCGATCTACCAGTGGAGCGAGACGACGGGGCAGGCGACGATCATCACGACCGCGCCCCCCGTGAATGACGGCGTGTTCGTCGCGATGCCGCAGCGGCAGATCATCGCGTGGGGCTCAACGCAGACCGGGATTCAAGATCCGCTGTTGATATCGTGGTGCGACGTCGGGAACTTCAATCAGTGGATTGCGCTCGTCACGAATCAGGCAGGTTCATACCGAATCCCTACGGGCTCGCACATCGTCGTCGCCGCGCAAGGCCCGCAGCAAGGCGTGATCCTGACCGACATTGACGCATGGTCGATGCAGTACATCGGACCGCCGTATGTGTACTCGTTCAACAAGATCGGCACGGGGTGCGGCGGCATCTCCCGGAAGTGTCTCGCGTTCGTGAACGGCGTCGGCTATTGGATGGGACCGGCGCAGTTCTATTCATTGTCGGCAGAAGGCGTGCAGCCCGTGCCGTGCTCAGTGTGGGATGTGGTGTATCAGAACTTGAACACGGCGATTGATGCGAACACGGGCGAGCCGAACACGCAGAAGATCCGCGTGGCGGTGAACTCCCGATTCGGCGAGATTCAGTGGTTCTACCCATCCGCGAACGGCACGGGCGAAGTGGACTCGTATGTGAAGTTCAACGTGTATTTGAACGTGTGGGATTACGGCACGCTCGGAAGGTCAGCATGGGTCGATCAGTCGGTGCTTGGGCCGCCGATTGGGGCGGACCCGGCGTCGCTCTATCTGTATCAGCATGAAACTTCGAATGATGCGGATGGGGCACCGATCAACGCGTCGTTCCAAACTGGGTACTACGCGATTGCGGAAGGGGATGTGAAGGCGTTCGTGGATTGGATTTGGCCGGATATGAAGTTCGGCCAGTATTCACAATCGCAGTCCGGCGTGGTGCAGATTTCGTTCCTTTGCGCGGATTATCCTGGCGATACGCCGACAGTGTATGGACCGTATACCGTCACGCAGGCCACTGAATACTTTTACACGCGATTTCGCGCGCGATTGATGGCCGTGAAGATATCAAGCGACACGATGGGGACATGGTGGCGAATCGGTAACATCCGCTACCGATGGGCTCAGGACGGCAAGATCTAATGGCCGCCATCACTCCCGCCTCCGGTGCCTCACTCTCTGACCTCTTGACCGCAGTCAAGAATCTCGTGACCGCCGTCGGTGCCCTGCAACAAGCGTACTTGAACGTCAACGGCGTATCTTCGCTTGAGGCGATCAGCACGACCACAGTCGTGAAATCCTCCGCGGGGCGCGTCGCGGCGATCAGTGTCACGACAGCGGGGAGTACCGTCGGGCACGTGTATGACTCGGCGAATGCGTCTGTGACGACGGCACCGCTCTATGTGATTCCGGAGGCGGTGGGGCTGTACATAGTGAATCTCCCTGTCAATAGCGGTATAGTCGTGGCCGTTGGTTCGGGACAAGTCCTAACGGTTTCATGGTCTTAGAGACAGGTAGTCGGCACAAGATACGGATATGAGTAACGCATTGGACGCAGCGCTGAGGGTCGCCCGCGAAGGCGGCGGCGGTCTGCACGTCCCCAAAATCCATGTCAAGAAGCCGCATGCCGTGAAGCAGCATACGGGGCCGATTCACAGTTCGGTTGCGGGGCGGACTGATCACCTGCCAATACACGTACCGTCCGGCAGCTACGTAATTCCTGCGGATATCGTCAGCGGAATGGGCGAAGGCAACACCATCGCCGGATTCAAGCACGCCAAGCGACTGTTCGGTGGCACTCCCTACGGCGCGCATTCAGAGACGCCCTACGGTCAAGGCAAGACGCCGTATGGCATGGCGAAGGGCGGCGCAACCAGTGGCGTGCCGATCGTCGCGGCGGGCGGTGAGCATGTCGTTCACCCTGACGATGTGCGCGCGATCGGCGGTGGGGATTTGGATACTGGGCACAAAGTGCTGGATGAATTTGTGAAGCGGTTCCGCGCGGAATTAGTCAAGACGTTGAAGCATCTGCCGGGGCCTAAGTGTGACTGACGACAACCTCACCATCCGACTCGCGACCACCGATGATATGGAGGAGGTCATGCGGCTGGCCGTGACGGCGTGCGAGGAGAATTCTTTCCTTGATGCGAGCACCGAATTACTTGCCCGTGAGATTTATCCAGCCCTGTGCCAAGACCATGGTTTGTGTGGCGTAATAGGGCCAGTTGGCACCAAAAAAATTGAAGGGTTGGTACTTCTGCGCATTGGACACATGTGGTATTCAACAGAGACAGTTGTCGAGGAAAAAGCAATTTTCGTGTATCCGGAATATCGCTCAGCGAAAGGCGGTCGGGCGAGAAAATTGTGTGAATTCTCTAAGAGAGTTGCTGATACGTTAGGAATGAAATTGCTGATTGGTGTGCTCTCTGCTCACAGAACTCAGGGTAAGGTGGCAATGTACACGCGCCAATTCGGCGAGCCAGCTGGAGCTTTCTGGTTATATGGTGCCACGACTGGGGGCCACAAAGTAATTCTATGAGATTCTATGTCTACGAACATTGGCGCCCGGACATCAATGAACCTTTTTACGTTGGAAAAGGATGCGGTCGACGCGCGTACAAGTTAGGACAGAACTCTCAGCGAAACCTTCACCATCAAGCGGTGGCAACAAAACTAAGTCGCCTTGGTCTGAAGGTAGAAGTAAGGATAGTGGCGCGATTCGCTACGACTGAAGAAGCGTATGCATACGAAATGGAACGGATAGCTTATTGGCGCGCACTTGGGATGGAATTGGTGAATCGCACAGCTGGTGGGGAAGGAATTCGGGATGCGTCTCCGGAGACAAGAGCGCTCATTAGCAAGTGGCACAAAGGTCGCAAACTGAGCGACGAAACCCGTGCGAAAATGCGGGCGTCACAGGCGAAGAGACCGCCGCAAACTCCGGAACAAATAGAGAAGGCGCGACTCAATAGGCTAGCTAATAGCAAGCCAATGCGGGATTCGACGAAGGCTCTTTTGAGCGCCGCGCGCAAAGCAGACTGGCAAACAATAAAAAATGATCCAGTGGCGCTAGGTAATGCTATAGAGAAATGGTCTGTCGGTAGCAAACGGATGTGGGCGCGGATGAAGGCGGAGGACCCAAGTAGATTTGAGGCTATCCAGAAAAAACGAGCAGAGGGAAAAAAGGCCAGTTGGACACCTAAGGCGCGAGCTGCACAGGCTGAAGCAACGCGCGCCTTGAATCGCAGATTGCTAGAAACGCGAGGATATATCAAACCCCCGTTTGTTGGGCCGAAAAAGCCTGGATATATCCGAAAGAGCGGGCCACACGCGAATAAGGGAAAGAAATCTCCGCCACACGTCAAAGCAATATTGAGTGCATTTAGCACCGCCAAAAAAGGCACCAATTGGCCGGAAGAGACTATCCAAAAGATGCGCGACGCGTGGACACCAGAACGTCGCGCCAAGCAGGCAGCAGTTGCTAGACGAGTACTGAGTACCAGAGAGCACAAACCGCCTACCGAGAAGCAATTGGCGACGCTTCGCGCCAATGCTTCGGCCAAAAAAGGCATTCCGTGGTCGGAGGAAGCAAAAGCAAAATCTAGAAAATCGTGGACGCCTGAACGACGAGCAGCTCAAGCAGTTCGTTGCGCCGATAGGAATAGATTACGCGCAAGCGCGGCACGCTTATCTAAATTGCCACAACATAAGACTGTGCAATGAAGGAAAAACTTCAAGGAAATCAATAGGTGGGCGGAAAATCTTCAACTAGCACGCAATCTGTGCAGGTGCCCCAAAGTGTACTGGCCGCCTACCAGTCAGTAAATAATCGCGCCAGTGAAACCGCGAACACGCCATTTCAGCAATACGGCGGCGAATTCGTCGCGCCCGTCAATTCAGAGCAACAATCCGGCATCGCCGGAACCAACACCGCAGCGACAGAAGCACAGCCATACTTCGGCGCCGCGACCGGCGTACTAGGCAACGCGCAAGCCAACACGACAGGCGTGAACAACGCAGCCCTCGCGGGCACTGCGGCGAGTTCGGCGCCGTTGACGGGATCGCAGATACAACAGTACTTGAGTCCGTACTTAGGTGACGTGCTTGGAAGTACCGAAGCGATTCAAGAGCAAGAGAACGCGCAAGCACAGACGGGCGCACTGGGCACCGCGATATCGTCAGGCGCATTCGGTGGCGATCGCACTGGGATCGCGGCGGCGAATTTGGCGCAGCAACAGAATCTCGCGAACTCGTCGGTGATTTCCGGGATCGCGAATCAGGGTTATCAGTCCGCACTGTCAACCGCGCAAGGTCAACAGCAAATCGGACTCGCGGGCGCGGCGCAAGAAGCGAACATCGGACAGACGGCGTATGGCGAAGGCGCGAATACCGCGTCAGAGTTGGCGTCAATCGGGAGCGGCGCGCAAGCTGCAGGACTTGAAGGCGCGCAGGCGCAGATTGGTGCGGGGACGTTGGAGCAGCAGACTTCTCAGGCGCAAGACACGGCGCTGTATAACCAGTTCTTGCAGCAGCAGTCGTATCCGTTCCAGGTCGAT